CCCTACATTCAATCGTTAGCTCAAGATGCGTCCCTCATAGGTCGCGGACCGATGCCCAGTCCGGCGCAGATTACGAATCTTGCCAGTCAGATGACGGGCATAGGTGGTTTTTTTGATTTGGCTGGTGGAATGCCGCAGATGCCTGATCGACCGACCACGATGCTTGAGATGATGCAGGGTCCCCGCAATCCTTCTTTTCTTGAAAACGTCCGACAGGGTCGCAACTTGGATGCGGGCGCACAGTTGCTAAGTATAATACCAGGAATCGGTCCTTTTGCTAAAGCGGGGGTAAAATCTTCCCTGTTTCAACGCGCTCTGGATTCAATAAAGAATTTTACGGGTTTATCGGAAGAGGCTCGTAGTGATGCGATTCGCGGTACTATGAGCAGACTTTATGACGAGGATCAGAGTGCGCTGGCTAAAGAAGCACTTAATAAAATTGCAGATAGTAAACAGGATCGTGTTTTGACAACTTTGGGAGTGGAGTCTGCGGAGGATTTAGTTACAAACCCCTATGTAAACGAGACACCGCTGGAAAAGTTGATTCCAAAAGATAGGGTAAACGAAGCGTTGGAAAAGAAAGTTATTAATTCGGACGAGGCTAACGCACTACTTTATGTCAATATGGAACCGTCGAACCAGATTGATCTAAGACAACGTGCTTTGTTAGAAAATCCCAACTTTAAAATTTTGCAGGACGCGGAGGATGCAAGATTTAAAGATTTGATGAGTGGAAAAGGCATAGAGACTTTAGATATGAAACCACGTAAAAAATTACCTGAATTGGAGCGGCAGGATGCGGCGTTGTCGAAGCAGATGCGTCAAGCTGGTTTGCCTGTTACTTCTACGAAAGATGCCGTTGAAATTGAGCCTGAAATCAAAGAACAGCTTGATATAATATTAGATCGTCCACCGGAGAGGTGATGTATGGCAGAGGAAAGAGGCCGAGGCTCGTTGATGGACAACAATGTTCCGTCGCAGCTTGATGAAGAAGATTTAAAAGCAGAACTGGAAATCGAAATACCTGACTCCCAAACCCCGCTTGTGACTGTTGGGGATCTTGAGGGAGAGCCAGCGATAGAAATAATCATGGAAGATGACGGCGGTGTCACTGTTGATTTTGACCCAACCGATGATCGTGGCATGAGCGACGACTTTTATGCCAATCTGGCCGAAGAAATGCCGGACCGTGAGCTAGGTGCCATTGCCAGCAGTCTGTTAGAGCAGTTTGATTCCAACAAAGCCGGTCGTCAGGACTGGGAAGATGCGTATGCCAAGGGTCTTGAACTGCTTGGTTTCAACTATGAGGAGCGCGAACAGCCGTTTAGAGGCTCGTCAGGCGTGACTCATCCGCTATTGGCCGAGGCTGCGACGCAGTTTCAGGCACAGGCTTTTAATGAATTACTTCCGCCCCGTGGACCGGTCAAGACAATGGTCATGGGTGCTGAGACTATCGAGAAAAAAGATCAGGCACGGCGTGTTCAGCAGTTTATGAACTACTATATTACGTCGGTCATGGAAGATTACACGCCCGATATGGACCAGATGTTGTTTTATTTACCACTGGCGGGCAGCACTTTCAAGAAAATTTACTACGATGAGGCCCTTGGTCGGTGTATTAGTAAGTTTGTACCGGCGGAAAACCTTGTTGTTCCGTATGAAACCTCCGATTTGGACACTTGCGAGAACATTACGCAGGTTGTTCGCATGTCGTTGAACGATTTGAAGAAGAAACAGCTTGCCGGACAGTACCGAGACATCGAGGTTTTGCCCGCACAGGGTGCAATTGACGAGGTTCGCAAGGAAATCAACTACGTTGACGGCGTTGAACCCAGTAATTATGACTATGATTGCACTCTTTTGGAGGTTCATGCCAATCTGGACCTCGATGGTTACGAAGATATGGGGGAAGATGGTGAACCAACGGGTATCAAGATCCCTTATATCGTCACAATATCCGAGGATAACGGTCAGGTATTGTCGATTCGTCGAAATTACAGGGAAGACGACGAATTAAAGAAAAAAATACAGTATTTTGTGCATTATAAGTTTCTCCCAGGCTTTGGATTCTATGGTTTGGGTCTGATTCACACGATTGGCGGTCTTTCGCGGACCGCGACGGCTGCTTTACGGCAATTAATTGATGCAGGAACGCTCAGTAATCTTCCAGCGGGCTTCAAGGCCCGTGGCCTACGGATCAGGGACGATGATGACCCTCTACAGCCTGGTGAATTCAGGGATGTAGATGCACCTGGGGGTGCAATTAGGGACAGTTTAATGCCATTGCCGTTTAAGGGACCCGATCCCACCCTGTTTCAGTTATTAGGGTTTGTTGTTCAGGCTGGTCAGCGGTTTGCGACCATTACTGACATGAAAATTGGCGATGGTAATCAACAGGCGGCTGTAGGCACGACGATGGCGATGATTGAGCAAGGATCGCGGGTCATGAGTGCTGTACATAAACGCTTGCATTATGCCATGCGAATCGAATTCAAGATTTTAGCGCGTGTGATGGGAGAGAGTTTGCCGCAGGAGTATCCGTATGCGGTTGCTGGTGCCGACCAGACGATTATGTCGGAGGATTTTGACGACCGTATTGATGTGATACCGGTTAGTAACCCGAATGTCTTTAGTCAGGCACAGCGTATTGCTTTGGCACAGAGTAAGTTACAGCTTGCGTCGGCTGCGCCGGAACTGCACAACATGCACGAAATTTATCGTGATATGTATGAAGCGTTGGGCGTGACTGATGCAGACCGGATTATGAAGGCTATTCCTGATCCACGGCCCACGGACCCTGCTCAAGAGAACATTAACGCTTTGAACATGTTGGAGTTGAAGGCATTTGAGGGTCAGGATCATCAGGCTCATATTATGGCGCACCTGATTTTTGGTGGTACGCCGATGGTTGCTGCCTTACCCGCAGTTGCCATACAATTGCAGAAACATGTGATGGAGCATGTTAAGTTAGCTTCGCGTGAGCGGGCGGCGGTTGCGTATATGCAGAAGGTGACTCAGCGTCAGGGTGAGCCGATGTCTCCGGAGGAAATGCTGGAGGTTGAGGCGTTGACCGCGCAGTTTGTTGCAGAGGGTATGCAACAGGTTAAAGAGTTGTCTCAGCAGTTGTCAGGTGCTGGTCAGGAAGGACCCGATCCGTTGATTGCGTTGAAGCAGCAGGAGCTTGAGTTACGGGCGCAGCGGGATCAGGCAGATGCTCAGATTGACCAGAGCAAGGTACAGCTTGATGCCGAGACCATAGCGATGCGGGATCGACAGTTTGGTGAGCGGATTGCGGCGCAAGAGCGTCAGACTGCGGCGCGGATAGATGCGGCGCGTGAACGTGAAATATTGAAACAACAGGGGCGGTAACATGGCTAGAACAGTAAAGATCGTAACGAACACACCGACTAACCCACCGGCAGCGGTTCCGTATGCTGATATTGAGGGTCAGGGCCGGATTCCTTATGGCACGGCAAAAGAAGTTGCTGTTCCTACGACGATGAAGAAGATGACGGCAAGAGGTATGGGCGCGGCTGTGAAAGGCGGCGGATACATGGGTTATTCATAGGGGCTGAGATATGGCTGATGTTCCATCTATTTTTGGTCCCGTAGAGGATCCAAGTAGTCAAGGCGTTGGTGGTTTGCTGTTTGACCCGCAGAACTATGAGGGTGGTGCTAGTGGTGTCATTACTATTCCAAACCCTCTGGGGCCAGGGACCATAACTATTCCGAGATATGGAAGAAAAGGGACCAATTTCTACACAGATCAACAAAACGCTAACAATACGGAAGAGGCCGATCCGGAACCAACGCCTACATTCACTCCTAATCTTTTTAATTTTGATTTTGCTGATTTGCTTGAAAGGCATCCAGACGGAGTAATAAACGCCGGTGAAGGAAAAACGGTTCTTATTTCCAGTTTACCAGGATATGACGCATATATAGCGAGTCTTGGTGCTGGGGCAGAGCCGGAACCAGAACCGGAACCAGAGCCGGAACCAGAGCCGGAACCGGAACCAGAGCAGGGCGGTATTGCTGCTAATCCGGAAGAGGGGATGAATCAACAGTTCCAGCCGGTGGGTCCGTTGCCAGCGGAACAGTTGTATCCCTCCGTAATTCAACCCGTTCAACGTGATCCTGTATTTCCATCTTACGACACGGTCACTTCGGTTGAAAACCCGTTCGCGCCAAAACCAACGGCATATGATCCCAATATGGCTTTTCAGGCCGGTGATGTAACAGATCGGTTTGGGGTTATGTATCAGGCTCAACAAGACGTATTACCAAATACAGCAGGTCTGGGCAACAAAGCTTTTTTCCAACCGATTCCTTATGCGCCAAGTCCTCCGATTAATCAGGTGGCGGCTCCGCCTGTGAATCCGTTTCAACAGGGCATAGGTTCTTTTGTTCAGTCATGAGCAAGAAAAAAGACCCAAGGTTGGCTCGTGCAGGTGTGACCGGATATAACAAACCGAAACGCACTCCTAACCAT